AGTATTTGATTTGTTTCAACAAGGCGTTGCAGAAAATATAGCAGAAGACACTAAAAATCTTAAACAAAATTTAGGTTTAACTAAATTAGAAAAAGCAAGCCTTGGGACAGCTGAGTACGCAGAAGCAAAGCTAGAGCATTTAAAAAAGATAAGAAAACGATTAAAAGAGCAGGTTTTAGACAAAGATTTGCCTGAAAATTATATAAAAGCTTTAAATATTGTACCTAATGGGCCTTATGATTTTAGATTTGAAATACCGTTAGCTTTTCCTAACTACCAAGCAAAGTTTGAGCAAATCTTTTTTAGCATGTACAACAAAGACATTTTTCTGCAAACTGTAAAAGGTAAAGAGCTTGTGCAAATTGCTGAGCTTGGAGGATCTGAAGTGTCTGGCGACCTTAAAATGTACGACGGCAGCTCACCTGCACAAGTTAGAGTAAAAGCAAGTGTTTTAGGACTAGAACCTGGAACTAGAATTGAAGATGTGGACCAGGGTATTCTAGACTCTATAGGGTATCGTATACCTAATCAAGGTAAAAACTCTATGCTGCCTATGACGGTAGTAGAATTCTTACCTGAGTCTCACGAAAAAGCTATAATGGTGCCAGGAGGTGTAACTCAGCAAATGGGTAGTGACTTTGATGTTGATAAGATGTACATGATACAACCTGAAACAGCTCTAGTAGAAGACAAGCTGACAAGAGTTAAACCAAATTACTCTAAAGCTCCTAAAGATATGACTAGGCAAGAAAGAGACGCTATGCTTTTTGATGTTATGGAATCTATAATGAAGTCTCCACAAGCTTTAGAAGAAGTAATAACTCCTTTAGACTCGCAAAGACTTTTAGATTTAGTAGATGTTATGAGAGAAGGAAGTGCGGCTGTAGATTACAATGATCCATTAATAGAAGTAGATATGGAACAACGTAATAAAGCAGGCGTTGCACTTAGAGGTTTGTGGGCTAACGCTCTTGCAGGTAGAAATACAGCACAAGCAGGAGACTTACAAGTTAATAGAGATTACGCTCCTACAATAGATTATAATGGAGAAGAAATAACATTTTTTAGTGTTGCTAGAGAAAGAGATTACGTACCTGGTGAAGGGTATACTGGAGATTACACTGATTATAGTATATCTGCATACTTGTCTGCGGCTGTAGATGCAGCAAAAGATCCTATACAAATTGATATAAATGATAATGTATTTACAGTTCCTGTTGCTAGTTTAATGATTAGCACAGGAGTACCTGTTGAAGACGTAGTTTACTTTTTAGCTCAACCGGGAATAAAAAAAGCAATAGAGTTTGCGCAACTAAATGATTACACACCTGGTAGTCTTACAAAAGCGGTTAACAAAATAATTAAAGACGAATACAAAGGTAAAGTCCAAAAGAAAGGCAAATCACAAACTATGTCATCTGAGGCTCTTAGAGATCTTAGCGGTGATAATGCAGCAGACCAGGTAAAATACTTAAATAACTTTAATAAATTCTTTTTAGCAGGTAGAAACCTAACAAGCATATACAAAGTAATTACTCCTGACAACTTAGATAATGTAAATGAAATGTCAGCTATTGTAGCTTGGATAGACAGCGAAGATAGATATACAAAAAGTGAGTTTCCTATAATAAGTGGGGCAGAAGCATTTCAAGAAGGGGATACTTACCCTATAGCTGTAGCTTATCGTGGTATATTTAATACTCTTTTAGAAGGAGCTAAAGATGCAGGATTTATAAACAACTCTCCAGCATTTCAAGGGTTTAAAAGCTTATTTAAAGAAGGGCTTAATAAGTTTAGTTTAAGTTCAGACCAACATAAATTTATAGATAGAGCTTTATTTTTAAAACTTATGTCTATGGAGGGAAGTCCATTTGCTGATGGAATGTCTAGAGTAGATCAAATGTACACTAACCCTAATAATAATATAGCTACAAGATTATTAGAGGTGCAAAAAAATTACCCTAAACTAGCTGCTACATCTTTTGTACAAGCCTTAGAACCGGGTATAGATAATAATACAAAAGATACAAAAGTATACACTATAAAGTTTGATAACTCTTTTCAGCTATCTGCACATGATAAAAACGTTATGAGTTCTGAGCTATTAAAAATGCTAAAAACTCCTGAAAAATACGCAAATGACCCTGAAAGCGCTGAAGATAGAAAAATAGTTAGAAATTTTGCAAAGTCACTTGTGTATAATCAATTAATGACTACTGGATTTAAACCTGGAGGATATGCTGATATGATACCTACAGAAGTATTTACAACTAGACTTTTGTTTGAAGATAAAAATGGAGCAACTCCTGTTGAATATTTTTCTAATATCTCTAAGCAGTTAGAGTATAATGATAAAGTATTTAATGAAGATTTTTTACATGATTTTGTAGCAAATTACGGACTATCTAAACCTGGAGGAACACCACTGCTTCCTACTGTTAGATATAAGGGTTCAATAACAAGAGCAAATGCTAAAGGTGAGGTCTTAATGCCTAAAGATCCTAAGATTTATGATGACACTTTGGGATACACTAAGTATTTTGTAACTTTCCCACCTGGTGCAACCCCTAAAATATTTACTAATGTAAGTGAAGGTGTTTATATAGAACTGCAACAACAAGGTAGTGGGCCTGTGCATGAGATTGGCGTACCTTCTGCAGAAAGTACAATAAATAAAACTAAAAGTAATAACTCTAGAAAAACTTACTCAGGATTTGTAACTAAACTTAACCCTAACCAAATATTTGTATTTGGAAGTAATCCTGAAGGTCGGCACGGCGCAGGAGCCGCAAAAACAGCAATGAAGTTTGGAGCAATTTACGGGCAAGGAAAAGGCATGCAAGGGCAAGCATACGCTTTGCCTACAAAAGATTTAAGAGTTAAAGAAAATAAAGGGCTACGATCTATATCTGCACAAGATATTACTAAATCAATTGCAGAACTATATAAAGTAGCTATTAACAATCCTAATAAAGAGTTCTTAGTAAACGACTATTCAGGTAAAAATCTTAATGGATATAGTGGACAGGAAATGGCAAATATGTTTATAAACGCAGGAATAATACCTTCTAACATAATTTTTAATGATAATTTTAATAAACTTATTTTTAAAACTCAATCTCCAACAAGTGCTCAAATGCCTGGACCAAATGTTCAGTATGCAAAACCGCTAGAAGATCAAGCAGCTGACGATGCTAACAATAGTCAGGAACAACCTCAAAAAGTATGTAAAATATAATGGCTTGTAAATACTACATAGACGGAAAAGAAAGTAGACTATACACTGATTTGTACGGTTACTTTGACAATACAGCTCCTGAAAAAAAATCAGTAGAGAATGTATATAAAATATTAAAGGAACATAAAATAGCTACTCGTGTTAGAGGCGAGCTATTTGTTACACAGGGTAACAGTGTACAGCCTAAGCTTAGAGAAATAGCTAGAATAAATCGTAAGTACCCTAACTTAATAGATACTGAGTTTATTAAGGTTACTCGTGCAAATTCATTTTCTCCAAAAAACAAACTATATAGTCTATCTATTAACGAAGATGTTCTTAAGTCTATCCCTAAAGAGGGTACTGCTAATTCAGTTTTAGATTATAAAAATCAATACGAGTTAGAAACATTTATGCGAGAGCAAAAGTCACTTAGCGCTTTTGAGCAAGACTATTTATTAGATGAGCAAGCAAGGGCTGAAAACAAAAGTGATCAAAGCAGAATATCTGAAATGGCTAATGAGGATATGGCTATTGCAGAAAAGAAAGCAAATCATTTAAAAGATTCTTTTGCGCAAGCTGGTATAGATGTAGAGGTTATATTTGATGAGGAGTTAGACGTTCTAGGTCAAGTTGATTCTAAAGAAGATGGAAAATCTGCAGTTATACGACTTAACCCTAACAGCATAAAAGAGGACACCACTATACATGAGTTTGGTCATATATATATTGACCTACTTGGTGTTGAAGATCCTACTGTTTCTGCAGCAATTAATGAGTTACGTGATACTGATTTGTATGCAAAAGTGCAACAAGCGTATCCGGATTTAAAAGGTGAAGCATTAGAAAAAGAAGTTCTAGCTACAGCTATTGGTCAAGAAGGTGCAAAAATTGTAAGAAAAAATCCTACTAGACTACAAGCATTACTAAATAGAATATACAGAGCATTTGCAAAGATGTTAAATCGTGCAGGTATTGATGCTACACCTAACAGTGCGGCAAAGCTAGCACAAGAAATGCTATCTGGAGATCTGCGTACGGCAGACATGACTAAAAAAATTAGCCCATACTCTCAGCAAAGTAGAGATATGGTTAAGCTTACTACTTTAGTAAACGAAGCTAAAACTAGAGTTGCTACAGAAATTGCAGAGATAAAAAATCTTCCTGAAGCAGAGCAAAGTGATAAGTTAGACAGATTGAATAGAGTAGAAGCTACACTTGCTAATGTAAAAAAGGTTGAAGATTTCTACGCATTTGTATCTAGTGCAGCATCTGCAATGGACACAGCAAGAGCTGACTATGATAGAATTATGGCGTTGCCTGAAAATGAAAGAGCAACACCTAAAAATATGAATGCTATGTATGAGATTAAAAAAACTCTAGATAGTTTTGATACTATAAAATCTATACGTAATCTGCTAAAATCAAAACAAAAAGCGGGTAAGGTTCTACAGCCAGATATTCCTAGGTTTGATACAATACAAGAGCGCACTGCGGCTATATTAGATGATGCAGAATTTTTAAATGAACAGTTTATGGAAGACCTTATTCCTATTATGGCGGATGTCTTGCAACCTTTTCATAACAAAGAATTAGACCCTAAAATACAAAAGCTTATAGATAATGTACAAGAACACAAACGCCTTGCATTTAATTCTAAAGAGCTTAAGAGAGATCCACAGTACATAGAGCTTAAAAAGAAAAGAGATAACAATACTATTACACAAGAAAAGTTTGAAGAAGCTGCACTAAAAAGAAATATAGAGCTACTAAAAAATAAACAAATTCTTGGTAGAGATGATATTATTAGAGCAATGCGTAATGCGCACAAAGATAAATCTGCTGCATCGTATTTGTTTGATCCTATTATGTATTCTAGTGAGCCTTTAATACAAATGTTTGCTAAATCTGTAAAAGCAGCAGAGTTTAGAAAAAATGATATGACTCTTGATTTTAAATATGATCTTAAGAAAGAGTATGATGAATTTGCAGAAGGAATGAACGAGTCAGATGTAGCGGCATTAAACGAGGACTTGCTAGAAGAAGTAGAAATGGATCAGTTTAATTTTGAAACAAAAGAGAAAACAAAGATAAAAGCCTTAAGCCTTGTACAACCTCTTCTTATAAATAAATATAATGAGAGTCAAAAAGAAATGTACATTGAGCTTGGAGATAAATACAATAAGCCAAAACGTAAAGACTATAAAAGTCAACAAGCTTATGAAAGCGCAAAAATACAATGGAATAAAGGAAGTAGTAAGAAAAGGTATGATGCAGATGTAAACGCATGGTTAAGAGAAAATACAGAGCCTATAGATGGGTGGAAAGATAAAATGTCTGAAATAAATAGACAACTATCTAAAGCTAAAAAATTAAAAATAGAGGCAGAAAATCTTGGTAAAGCAGAAGCCGCATCAATGCAAGATGTTAAAATAAGAAAGCTTGCGCAAAAATTAAGTTTTAATGCTATAACAATTAACAATAAAGCTGTTCCTAGAGGAGAGTGGATTAGACCTAAAAAATCTAAGTATTCTAATCCTAAGTATGAAGCAATACAAGCTGATCCCAAAAAGAAAAAGTTTTACGATTTTACATTAAAAGAATTTCAAAAAGGGCAAAAAATGGTTGGTATAAACCGGTTTTCTAAAAATACATGGGATGACTTTTCTTACATAATGCCTAGTATTAGAAAACAAGAGTTTGATCGTGCTAGAGAGCAGGGCCTAATTAGCAGTACAAAAGACATGCTACAAGAAGGATTCTCTACACAAAGTACAGATACACAGTTTGGTTTATACAATGAAAAAAGTGGGGAACTTAAAAAATCAGTACCAGTATACTACACAGGATTAGAAGAGTCTAAAAACGTTTCTAGAGATATTGCTAGTAGTATCTATGGATTTAGGATATGGCACATAACTTTGTAGCTAAGTCTGACATAGTTGGTCAAGTTATGTTGTTTAGAGATATTGTAAAAAACAGAGACACTATAAAAGTAGATCCTGCAGGTGTAGAGTATGTAAACAACATTGCAAAACAGATAGGTATAAAAATGCCAGTTAAAGAACCAGGAGATTCTTATACATACAAACATGTTGATGAATTTATTGACATGATTATGTTTGGTCAAAGTGAGTTTAAAGCTGAGTTTAATATTGGAAACAAAAACTACTCTGCAAATAAAGTTGCGGGAACTTTGAACGCATACATGGCCCTTAACACTTTATCGTTTAACTTTTTGCAAGGTGCAAACCAAGTAATACTTGATAATATGTCTATGGTAAACGAGGCAATTGCAGGTGAGTTTGTAACTACAAAAGACCTAGCATGGGCTAAAGCTGAATACTGGAACAACGGCGCAGCTATTTCTGATATAGGTAAGTTTGCTCCTGAAACTAAAATGGGTAAAGCGCTAGAATTCTTTGATGGAATGACAGAGTTTACAGATACTGAAGGTAATAAAATAGTTGGTGGTAAAGCACGTAAAGCGCTTAGTAAAGATAATCTAATGTTTGTGCAACAAGCAGCTGAGCACGAGTTATCTGCTACAAGGATGTTAGCTCTTATGAAAAACCTAGAAGGAAAGTTAAAAGATGCTGATGGAAATGTAATAATGAATGAAGATGGTAATCCTGCAAACCTGTGGGATATGCTAGTAGTAGACAAAAAAGGTAAAATGTCTGTAGATCCTAGAGTTGCAAACTTTAACAAAGCAGATTTTATAAATCTTTTACAAGGGTTATCTAGAAGAACTAACCAGGTAAAAGGTAATTTTGATAGGTCATTACTAAATAGACGATGGTATGGTAAATTAGCTATGTTATTCCGTAACTGGATGGTTCCTGGTATTCGTAGAAGGTATGGACATGGTGGATTTACAGGGTCTACATTGCAAATAGATGAAGAGCTTGGAACGGTTACTCAGGGTATGTACATATCTTTCTATAACCTGTTAGCAGAATCCTACCAAAAGAAGCAAATTCCAATGACTACATACAGGACTATGACTGAAATGGAAAAGCGCAACGTTAAACGTACAATGGTAGAGTTATCTAGTTTAGTGTCTGCATTTGCAATAATAGCAGCATTATCAAACTTAGACGACGATGAAGAAACTTACGTAAGTAACTTTATGCTATATCAAGCAAAAAGATATAAAATGGAGATACTACAATGGACGCCGCTTGTAGGGACTAAAGAAGCATTTAGAATACTTAAGTCTCCAACAGCTACAGCAAGACCGGTAGAGCAAGGTATAGCTTTAATAGAGCAGGTAATGTTTAGAGAAATACCTCACATAGTAGGTATGCCTGTAGATGAATCTAAAATATACTACCAACGTAAAACTGGTAGATACAATAAAGGGGATAGGAAGATAAGAAAGAAGATCAATGATCTAGTCCCAGTGCTAAGAGGTTTACAAAAATCTCAAACTCCAGAGGAAGCAGCCAAATGGTTTGGAACTTTAGAGTAGCAATAAAAAAGGGGCGTCAGCCCCTTCTTTTATATATAATCATTTTTATTAAATGTCTCTTGGTTTATATCTATTATACTATGCAACTCAGCATTAACTGGTATTTTTACATTAAGCTGTTGTTGCATCCTAAGTCTTTTAGATTCTGTTCTGTATAGTATACTAGCTAACTCGCCATGCACATTAAATTTATGGAAATCTAATAATTGACTTTTATATTCTCCGCTTAACTCAGAGTATTTTCCTAATTTAAATTTATTAAAATCTTCTTGATGTTGTTGTGGTACTCTAAACACAAACACTACATATTCTGGAGAAGGGTCATACGACTCTACAAAAGTGCTAAACTTTTTTAAAGCTTCTTCAAACTTTAAAAACGTAGAATCTCCAGAGAATCTATATAATAAAACTATAGAATCTTTATGTTTATCGTCACCTATAAAACAATTTACAAATAGTTGATCAAACATGTAAAGAGTTTTATCCGCTCCAAGCATTGGAAATACAAATATAGAAGACTTAGTCAAAATGCTAGAGCTAACGTCGTAGACTCTAGTATTACCTACAAGTCTTTCTTTAATAATATTTACTTTGTATTTGCGCCTTTTAATTGGAACATTCATACCAAGATGAATAGACCAATCTTTAGAAACTAAAGACACTATCTCACCATTTTTTACAATAGGCTTGATAGTGCTTGTAGCTCCAGATACTGTAAAAGATCTGGGGGATCGGGGGGTAAAAATTAGTTGTTTGTGTTTAACCTTCATAGATACCAAAATTAGAGTTATATAATACTAGTTCTGGCAGTGAAGATCCTGTATACTTGAGCACCTCATCAGGGGTTCTTAGCATGTACACAAGGTTGAATGTCTCTGTGAATTTACAAATTCCATCCTTAATACCAAATTTTTCTACATATATTTTTACAACCCTTTGGTAATAATCTATAAATTTAGTGTTATTAATTATTTTCTGAGATGTTTTTGGGCCCATTCCAGGTATACCCGGTATGCCATCAGTAGAATCTCCCATAAGTGTTTGCATCCACAAAAACTTATCAGCATCTTCTTCAGAAGTAGTTACCCATTGCATCTTTTGAAAGTTAAAATGTTTACCAGGCACCTGCCTGAGAACATCTTTGTCTGGACTGCACACTACATAAGACTGATCTTTAGTTTCTGCAATCATTGTAGAGTATACACTCACACAATCATCTGCTTCAAGTCTTGGTACATGTGTAAAATTATGAGGGCTCTGCTGTAAATACTCTTTAAGAGCATAAAATATAGGTGGTTTAGAGCTAAGCTTTCTATTGTATTTGTAGGGTCTAGTCTTAGCTACATTGTATCTAAAACATTTACCTATAGTTAAGAATCCTGCATATTTAGTAGCTTTAGTTTCAAGTAAGATAGTCTGTATTCTATGGTTTATTCCTTCAATAGCCTCTTCTAGGGTGTCTTTACCCATTTCGTAATACAGGAGGCTGTCTGCGTCTATCAGTGCTATCTTTTCCATAGTAAAAAATTATAGGGGCACATAGGCCCCCTAATTATTATATAGCGTTAAGCTCTGCAACATCTCTGTCGCAGGATTCTTTACACTTCGAATATTCTTGTACTGCTTCTGCGCGCATTTCTGCCCACTGCTCATCAGTCATAGCTGCATAAGTAGAACTATGATAAATTGAACCGTTAACACCTGCAAGAGAAGAGTGTACAAAATACTCTAAGCATCTAATAGCACCTGTATTGTCGTCAGGCACCGCACCAATGTGCATAGGATCTACAAAGATGTTATGTATCTCACCGCTGTAGCATGCAATATACTTAAGACCACCTAAGTGTAGGCCCTTAACACAAGAGCGATTGTCGTTTGTATCTACGTGAGACCAATCAGGTAATCTGTGTCTACAACCAACTTTAATAAAGTGTTGAGGAGAGCCATAGCCGTTCACACCTTCACAATAAAAGGCATCTCCACTTGAACCCATAACAGCAGGTTCAAATAAGCGGTCCTCTACGTGCTCAGGTAGACCATCGCCTTCTATCTCACCTGTATCAGGATTAAATGTACGCTTGTATCGGTCAACTTGCTCACCAGTTTCTCTATCAAACTTGTGCATAATTTCCCTAGATACTTTGTAACCATTAAGTAGACCCTCACTAGTAACTTTCATTTGATACATAGTAGCTCTACGTTCTGCAACCTCCTCACTAAGACCGTGCTCTTCCATAAGCTCTTCTTTTAGTTTAGGATGCACATACTGCAAGTTAACAAAGTTAAAGAAACGCTCGGAAAAGTCTGAATCTATACCTTTCTTTCTAAGTATAGGGTTACGCAACCACCTAGTCCACATCTTTACAAGAGGAACCCAAGACACGCCTTTATCTATGGACTCAAATATCCTGTCTACAAGGGCTTGCGGCATCGGGTAGCTAGAAACTACACCTTCACTCTTAAGAAAAAACTGGCCTGTGGCTCTGTTTACATGAATGTACTCACATTCTGTCTCAATTGTTGCAGTGTAATCCTCTTTTGCTAGATGTGAAAAAGTGGAAAGTATTTCCTTATACTCTTCCATATTTACTGCATCGTCTGCTGCATCTTTAAGGGTTAACATGTTAGCGTACAACTGTTTGTTATACGTCACGGAGAAGTTTTTATCTCCATATGATCCTGAGATCACATCGTCAATTACATTTAGTGTAATCATAGTTTAATTGTTTATTTGGGTTACTAATTTACAAAATAAAAAAATAATTTACAAGTTTAAAACATGTATCTTATTGTATTCCAAGGTATTATCTCATCATGTTTGCTTCTAAATGCGCTCATATACGCAGCTTTTAGATGTCTGTTATACCTTATGTTTCTACCTCCATACTGAGAGATTTTAGGCTCTTGTATTTTTGGTTTCCATAAATCATCTTCGGTGTAAGAATGTTTTTCAAGATTAGCCTTGTGCTTATTCTCGTTATGTGTCAAGAATATAACTTCAGCTAGAACCTGCTTTTTGTAATCTACATAGTCATTAAGCATTTTAAACAAATCTTCGTACTCTTCCATCCAGCCGTCGTATATAATTACAGGGCTAAAGTTTACATGCACATCGTAACCTGCATCTATAAATGCATTGATAGCTTTTACTCTATCAATAATTTTAGAAGTGCCTGGTTCATGAATGTCTGATCTGCTTTGCGGCATAAGACTAAATCTAATACGTATTTTACCTTGAGGGTCAAAATTAATTAGATTAGGATTAACATACTTAGTAGCAAAGCTACCCATCGCAACAGGATGATCTCTAAAAAATTCAAAGATTCTTTCCCAATCATGGTACTTAGCATGCAATGCAAAGTCCTCGTTGCAACTAATGTCGTATGTAGTAAAGTCAGGATGCGTCTGGTTAGGTTTTGCTACCGGTGTAAAATAAGCGTGATTGTTTATCTCAGTAAGTATATCACCTGTGTTTTTAGCAATTGATAGACCATCAGGTTTATGGCGCTTCATATAACAGTATGAACAGTTATACAAGCAGCCATAACCAAACGACGGAGATATAAAATCCGTCGATCTACCTGAAAATCTAATATCAAAAGCTTTCCTAGTTACAAAGGCTAGCTTCCCCATTGAAGTCTATCTTTTGCATCTAGATATACACTAATCTCCTTCTGTAACTCTGGACTAATGTCTGGAGCTACCATAGGATGTACATCAAACTGATCTATAGTAGATAACATAGTCGATACCTCTTCGTTGTATTCTACCAACTCTTGGCAGTTAGCAACAAGTCTAGTATCATATGCACCTGTATTAGGCATGTCTAACACAAACAACTCTCTACTTTTAGCAGCAATCAAGGCAGGATCTGTGTTTTCCTCGCAATAAGCTTGGAATTCAGCAATCCTTTCTACATTCTTCTTGATCTCTGCAGCTGTAGAATCATCTTTATCATCTATATCAATCCATCTTAAAGATCTGCGAGATACCATTTCTGCAGCTTCATAACATTCCTTGAACTTATCAAATAGCTCAGGGTTAATATGTTTAAGTGCAGACAAGTGCGTCATGCTTAGGACAGCCTGAATCTTTTTACCAGTATACCATTTAATTAAGTGTGAATCCATAGTGTATCCTCCATCTGAATTTAGTTGCAAAAAGAAATCATCAATGTGCTTACAATTAGCACCTTTTGCAATGTGTTTAATATAAGTTTCTCTAACTCTAATAAGCTGCGGTGTATCCCAATCTTGATCTGCTTTATCAGGTCTAGCCCATTCTTCAGGCTGGCCTTTATTCTCACCATACGTTGAGTACACACGAACAGGCGGCTGCTCATAGTAAAACATCTTACCGACTAAACACTCATCCCAAGAATACCAGTTGTTTTCAGGGTAAACTTGTTTAAATGTAGGAGCATAGCAGCCAATAATATCTGCAGCAATCATAAACTTTTCTTCATCAGCAGTACTACCATAGTAGATAGTCTTCTCACTTTGCATAAGATCTTTAGCTTTAGGCTCGATCTTATCCCAAGTATAGTTTTTACCATCATTACGCTTCTTGTCTTCTCTAAGAGTAAAAGCAACCATGCGCTCTTCTATCTTACGACGCTCTGCAGGTGTAATATTCTCAAACGTTGCAACTTGCTCAGCTTTAGCCGCTTCTTCTTTGTACTCTTCTAACCACTCATCGCTAACTTCTATGTCATCATAGCTTTTAACATGTGGTGAAGATTGAAAGTATGCAAACTTAGCTTGTTGTCTAGTAACTTCAGCATTATATGCTGCTATCGCTTTTCCTTTTTCTGGTCCAGGAGGCAACAAACTAATAGCTTTAGGCATAGCAATAGTAGGAGGACTGATAACTACGATGTTTTCTTGATAGCCATCTTTCTGAGCTTGTTGTAGTAAATACAAATCTTTGTATTTATTAAACTGCTCATCTGTTTTAATATAAATATTAGAAGTACTTATACCTGACCATCCGTCAAAGTCATCTCTCTCAAGATTATCTTTACCAGATCTGTAATCTCTTATTTTTGTAACCTTCTTAGCATTCATACCTTTAAAGAAAATTTTAGGCATTGCATACCTAATACTTTTATCAGGTGTAAACTGAGGGTTAATAGACTGCCTATCAATAATATTAGCAATTCTACCTAGCGTTGAACTTCCATTTGCTCTAGTAAGAATGTCTCTACAAGATATAAGCCACTGAACAATGTCTGTGTCTTTAAGCTCTGCTTGCACTAGCTTAGTAGCTTCTGCAGCTGCCTTCTTAATAACACCTTGAACATATGCTTTAGTAGCGTCATTCCATATTACCTTCTCGCGTGATGGAGTAACATCTACACCCTCTTGTAATACTATGTCTTTACCTGTTTCAGGATCTCTCATAACTTGACGAGCAGGACATTTAAAGGCAATTGGGCCCCACAATGTTTCCATCTCCAACTCACGGAAATCAATAAAACCATAGTTAATACCAGTAGTAGCTTCACCATTTTTAACAACCACAATATGCGGCTTGTTAAACACATAAGTATCAGCTACAATAAGGTTCTCAGAATTGTAAAGAACTTTAGCTTGAAAGTTTTTATCCTCGGTAGCTGTAGTTCCGTCTTCGTAGTTATTAATAATGCTAAACTTAACGTTATCAAGATACAGCAATTGCTCTTCTACAGAGTCCATAAACTTAGACCTATTATGGCGTTTAACACCAAACGAAATCTTAGTGTAATTCTTCTCACTTGTTGGCTCGTAGTAAACTACACTACCGTCAGATAAAGTAAAGCTAGGGTTAACAGAATTAGTTTTAAGATTAAATTTAGGAGTAGTAAAATCAGTTTTGTAATTGTAACAGTTAGCTGTAAACTTCTTACCATTGTATACGCTTTCTATAGTATAGAAATCAACGCCCGTAGACAAAGGCACTTTAGCTCCCAAGCCAAACGCGCCAAAATTCTCTGACGTGTTACGCTTAGTTGAGTAACCCAATTCTAAAACACCTTCTAATCTACGACCGCCAATACCTACACCATAGTCCAAAACGTTGAATTTGTCGCAATATCCAACGCCAGGATGTTTTTCATAACTGATGTAAACTTGGTTTTCTTCTGTATTCAAATAATTCAAGTCATAATAACTTGCATCAAAATTACTATCTTCATACTGCTCACCGTTACGGGTAATGTAGTAATCTTCTTTCTTAGCACTTCCACTAAGAATCTCAATAGCAATCTCTTTCTCTCGTTGCGCGTCACATGCATTAGTTGTGAGCTCACGAACTGTTGAGGGTATAGGTGTAGAATATTGCGTTGACTGTAGAATATCAAAGACCATCTTTTCAGCGCCTTTATTAATCTTCTTAGCAATGCCTTCTGCTCCTACGATCTCTTTGTCAATCGTTTTAATAGCCATTTAGCTTTTATTTAAAATATTACACAATAAAAAAGCCGCTACTTGCGGCTCATTTCTTTTATTAGTTCTACTGTTTCAAGAACTTGTTTCTGATTCTTGGGTAAAAATAACTTGTACTCTAACCCATTATCTAAAAGGTGCTTTTTAAACATCTTCCATTTTACAGGAAAAACATCATTAGCAAACCCTTTTACTTCTATAATCCATTTCCCTTTAGGATCAACAAAGTCAGGCGTATATGTAATAGACCTGACTTTTTTAACATTATCAACGAATTCTTTTTTAGTATTAGGTTCTATACTTCCGTTAGTAAAATAAAATCCTTCTTGTAATTCAAATTTTATTTCTTCGTATAGTGACTTAATTTTTGCTGCTTCAAGTTTCTTATAAGTAAATAATTCTAGTTTTGATCTAAACTTAATTCCTTTATATTCTTTTGAAGTAGCATTCCTAACTTTTTTATTCGTCTTTTTTCTCATTGGTGGTTTCGCCTAATAGCAATCTATCTTTATAAAATCCAGGATCTAAATCTTGTATTTTATTTAGCAATTGCTTTTCTTTTTCTTTTGCTTGTTTTGTAGTCAACACATCGTGCTGAGTTCCAGTGCCCAAGTTAGAAAAAATTGTTGCACAATCACTAAAGATTTTATCTATTTTTTGGCGAACCTTTGAGTCTGTATAATAAGGAGTGGTCATATCTGTATATTTATTAAATTTTGTAATCCGTCTAAACTGTTAAATTTAGCTACATAATCTGACAAATCTTTGCACTGATAAACGTCAGGTATAAGTATGTTTGTAAACCAATATTTTTCTCTAATCTTTTTTGCCATAGTCTGCCCAGGGTTATTAGGATTAGTAAAATCATTGTCGTAAAACACAACTATACGTTTAAATCTACTTTTAAGATGATCAATTAGCTTTTCACTAGGCATAAGCATTTCACTTTGCATTGCAATTGCTGGTATACCAAGTTCGTGTAAGCACATTACATCTTTCAAAGATGATGCAAGAATAAGTAGATCTCCGGATTCAGGTAATTGCTTGTAACCTTGTATATGTTTATTAGTAGTATTACTAGTCCACTTGTGCTCTGAATGAGGAGAGTAGATTTTGTATTTTTTACTAATTCTGTATGCATAGGTTATAGAGTCACACTTAAATCTATACTCATTAATCCAGTAATGAGAAATTGGAGAGACATCAAATTTAATTAAAGTCTTCTTACTAATCAAGTACTTTTCCCAAAATAGTTTGTCATGATTAAACCAAGGCCTAGACTTCTTTTTAATAATAGTTACTTTAGGTTGTGCAGGCTTTTTGTTTGTAACAATTGCCATATACCCCATAGAAAATAACGCACTATTGTTTTTAGAAGTTAAACCAAGGTTAAAATCATTATCAATTATAGTCAAGGCTTCCATAAAAGTGCAGGAATACTTGTACTTAACATAGTTAAAACAATCAAAAGTGTGATCGGGATGACCAAAGTCTTTGTATAATAATTTGCCTTTCCACAAGACAACACTTACACTAGGACTTTGGTCTTTCCGTAGATCACTACAAAACTTTTTGTTAAGCTCTATGAAATTTGGGCAGTAGTACTTAAAAATGTCATACTCACTAATTTTAGAAAGTATAACATCTGTATGAAGATGGTCCTCACTTGGTCTACTGCTTATCATAGTTTATAAGCTTAAACCCAAGAGTCGTTTTCTGAAACTGTATCCTCGTCTGGAGTAACTACTGCCAACTCAGGAACAAACACACCCCACTTAAGATCAGAATTAAACTCTGCATTGAAAGATTTGTACTCGTCATTAAGAGCATTTACAAATAAATCATCACGTTGAGGCTTAACTCTACCAAAATGCTTAAGGTATATGTTCTGGTATTTACCATCTTTAACACCTACAAGAACTCTAACTTGATTGTTAGATAACATTTTAACAATAGCTTTAAGCTCTGTTACATCACCTTTAACAATCTTAGACATTGTATCAAATGTAACTTCATCGCCGTAAGCAACATTAGCCCACGCTTTAATAAAGTCAATCAAAGTTTGCTCGCCTACAAATGTTTTACGAGAACTCTCTGGGTTTTTCCACCAATCATAAGTAGGTGTGCCGTCTGAATATGTAGACTGACCTATATTATTCATGTATAGGTTTTTACCAGACTGAGAAACTTTCTCTTTATTCTGCATAAGAATTTCCATACGAGTAGTAAGGTCTTCATTCTTAAGCCAGAACGTTAGTTTAAAGTACTCTTCACCGCTAAACTCTACATAGTAGTTAGGGTCAGTTTTTACGTTAATCCCAAGAGCATGGAGCTCAGTCATTGTAGGATTTACAGCAATTACATTAAAATTACTGAGGCCTGAGTATAATTTAATACCTCCGCCTGTTACTTCTTGTTCACTAGAATTGCTTTTAATAGCCATTTTTCTATAAATTTAAAGGGTTAGTTTCTTGATACACGTCGTTCTCTTGTTCCCACGCTTCTGCTTGCATCATATTCTTTTCATGGTCTGAATATTGAGGCGATTCAAAGTGAGGATTTTCTTCTTCAATAGGAGTATGATCTATAGCGTCTTGAGATCTTAAATCAGCTCTATTATGAAATTCTTCTCCCGCTGTAGGAATACTAGTTTGATTAGGGTCTACTGTAGGAGTATCATCTACAAATGTAAAAGACATTTTCTTTACTTTACGGGCTTTTTTACCTTTAAGTGCAGGATGTTTAAACATTTGAACTACTTCCCATGACTCTAAGCCATACTTTGTTTGTATCCCTTTGCGGTCAATGCCATTTTCTAAGTCATTGATAATCATAGATGTTGTAATCACATCTGGCGTAGCTGCTTTCTCTGCAGCGGCCTGGTTTTGGTGTCTTGCTTCAATCATTTTTTTAATTTTAAAGCGGGTTAATCAATAAAAATCTTTGACCATTCTAAAGGCATGGTCTTACCTTTCAAGTGCTCACAACGACTGCCTGCAGTAATATCGTCCATAGAATCAAAAGAAATCATAGTTTTCTCATCTTCTCTGTACAAAAATCCTACAGCGTCCGCATTTGCACACGTAATTTGCTTGATTTTACCTGTAAGGTCTAAGTCTTTTACAGCTACCTCCTTACCTTTTTTCTCAAGCATTTTGTCCTTTAGGTGACCAACTAGAATAATGTGATCTGCCAAGGTGTTCAGTCTGTCTATCCACTTTTTATATGCTATACGTAAATACAAATAGCCTGCGCCGTTTGGCAGTGATAAGACTGAAGCTCCTGGATTCTTTTGTTCAAAGTTTTTACCCATAGGAGTTTGCATATATAATACTTTAGCATCAGCTTCACACCACTCTTCTAGTTTAGAGATAGTGTCAATAGCTACGTATTTATATGGCTTTTTAGCTTCATGAATTGCTTTACCGGCTTCTCCAAGTTCTTTCAGGCTTCCCACTTTTACTTTTAGCGCGTCAACCATGTCAGAGCCATCTTCCAAGTCAATAATTAGACAATCATCAAGCTGCGATAATACAGTAGTTTTCCCAATTTTTGGTGCACCGTATATTATCATGTTCTTTGGCGACTTTCTAGACGCCTTTACTTTAGTTTTTGGTAATTCCATTTTTATCTTTCTTTAATTGTAAATGTACTCATGTCTGCTTCGTACCCAATCATGCCTAACAATCCATCACGATTCTTTTCTACGTGGCAAGCAAGTAATCCTTGAGGATTTTCACCGCAATAATCTGATGTAATACCATACAAATCGTAAGGTCTGTTAAGTATCATAACAACATGCGCATCTTGGCCAATGCTGTCACCTCCAAACAAATCTGTTAAAAGAGGCTGATATTGATTCTTAGCACGATGTTCTTGTTCTAT